ATCACGTCATGGCGATCGATCACGTCGGTCATGGCCTTGCAGCGATTACGCTCAAGTATGGGCACGGTCCCAGATACGCCGTCGTCAATAAACCATTCGTCAACCTCACGGTTGTACTTTTCTTTGATGAAGTTAGCAATCAGGTCCTTTTGTGTCTCTAGGCTGATCCCGTTTTGCGCTTGCTCCTGGGTAGATACTCGGCAGTAGCCGTAGACGTTGTTGATTTGTTTTATTGGTTTCATGCCACTTCTCCCGTTTTACGGTCACGGCACTTGAAGCCGTACTTGGTTATTTCGTCATAGATCCTTTTCCAATCTACAGTCAATGACAGCCGGCCCTGGGCATAATCACCCACGATCAGCTGGTCATCTTTTAGCAGCTGCACCGAAGTGTATGCTCGGTGCGTGCCGGTAAACTTGATTTCGATGCCGTGCTTTTTACAGGCACGGCGCACTCGGTTATAAAAGACTTTGTTCTCTGCTACGTTCATTTTTGTTCTCCAGGTTGGTTGCCCCACTGCTCAGCCATTGCCAGGGCGATGCCCTGGTGAAACTTAGATCTAAAGGCCGCACGATCTTCTGAGGGTGGTGCTTTGTGTATGTCATCTCTGGCTGTTTCTTTTGTAAGCTGGCCAGTCTTTTTAAGAGCCGGTAAATTCTTGAGCCAAAGGTGTGTCATTTTTTTGACGTTATCTTCTGCATCAACATCTTGCGCAAACTGCCAGGGCTGTATTGTGGTTCTCTTAAATGTGCCGTCGTCAACACAGTGCTCTTCCCAGTCTTCGCCCCAAATACGTTCTTTGGCGTATTTGTGCATAACCGGATTTTCAACACAGATCATTGGAATGTTGGCATCCATAAGCTCTCTAAACAGAGCCGCACCTTCGTCCAGGTCTGACCACATTTCTTCTTTTGTTTTACCAGCTGGTGGCTCATGCAACCAACGCACTCCAGAATTGCAAAGCCTGGTGCATGGCGGATGGGCCACCATCAATAGATCCCAGTCATCCAGCTTGAGTGCTTCCCTGACATCCATTTGTAAATGTCTGTTGGTCGGGGTGTCGGCCGGCTTGATGTCACAAGACCAGGCATCGTGGCCCGCTTCGTAAAAAGCATCTCTTACTGTGCCACTGCACTCGCAAGCCACTAATACTTTAAGTTCCTTCATTTCTGCCTCTTTAAATAATTTGTCCATATACACATTATACATATCGTGTCGTTAATTGCAACTATTTACACAATCTTGCACAAATTAATTTTGGCGTGTTAAGATGCTATAATTCACATTTGGGAGATAATATGAGTAAGGGATCTACACCACGTCCGCATGATGTTGATAAGTTTCAAGAAAACTTTGAAAAGATTTTCGGCAAAAAGCGCGAAGGCAAGAAACCTAAAAAAAGGGAGAAGCCAAATGGGTGACGTTATATATGTTGATTTTTCTCAGAAGAAATCCGGCGATATGTGGGAGCTGCACCAACCAATCAATGATACTGATTATGTGGTAGCGATTCGCTGTCCAGATGAAAACTACCACGAGCTGATAGCGCGTCGGGTAGAAAAACTAAATCACATGGGTGTGTCTTATAAGATCTTTTTGGATGGTGAGCTGGTTCACCATGAAGAGCATCTAGGCGGCCCTGGGTAAAGATCCAATGCCGACGCTGTTTACTTCCCCGCCCGCGGCGTAGTTTGTGCCCTTATATTTATTCATGTAATTAATAAGCCCTTCGACGTATTGATCGTCTGCCACCTCGTAAAGTTTTGGGTTCATCATCAAAGAGCCTACTTGCTGCTCATAAGGCATCAGCACTCCAGATTTGTTTGCTGTTTGGGATAGCTCCTGGAATGTTTTTGGATACATAATTTCTGGCGGTACGCTTTCGATTAAACCGCCAAAATAATCGCCTGGTATTGCTGTATCGTAACTTTGATGCAGTGGTTCTGGGAAAGTTGACCTGGTTGGATCCCCTCTAAACATTGTGTATCCAGATTCGCCTGGCTTAAATCCCGCAAGCCCTGGTTCAGTTAAAGTATCTACAATATCGTCATACACTGGGAAGCCCAAGTTTCTCCACTTAGCTTTTTTCATTTCTTCGACTACTACCTTACGCAAAGCTCCAGCACCTTTTGCTGGAAAATCACCCTGGCCTAGTAGTTGATTAAATACGTCATCACTACCCAGGCCTACAAAATCAGGTCGGCCATCTACTTTGCCTACGCCCTGTTTAATTGCCTGGTCAAATTCTTTGAGTATTTTTTTAGGTATGCCTAGCGCTGGTATCTGAGCAACCATTGCAGAAGCAACCGGAGCTGAGAAATCAATTGATTCTCTGCCCATAGCAGAATATACGCCTATAGGATCCATGCCAGTTTTTTCAGCTGCTAGGATAATGTTCATTTGTTTTTTGTTGGCTGCGTCTTCCATTGATGCCCAGGCTTTGCCGGTACCAATGTTATCGATCGTATATGAAGGCCCGCCTTGTGGTGGTACCACTTGGCTTAATGGCACTCCTTTAATCTCTGTATACCCTGGACGATTAGAGCCTTTTGCAGCTCTCACAGATCTATCACCCACAACGGGCACTAAAACTTTACCAAGCAAATCTTCTGGAGTTTTGATTGTACGATCGGCGCTCGGCATTCTTTCTATCTCTCCCGCTGCGCGTAATGTTTCTCTACGCCTTACGGCCGGAGGCCCTTCTTTAAGTTGTTTCTCGTATGCGTTGGCACGAGTTCTAATAAGCTTTTCGGTAACTGGTTTGTTTGTGGCTGCATCCATGGAGCCAATTGGCGGATGGTTGTCAATAAAGTTGTTTTTCAGCGCGGTTATGCCCTTCTTACTGCTACTACCCACACTCTCCGCTGTCAGGGCAGATTTTACGATTTTTCCGGCAGCACCCGCACCTTTTAGCACGCTACCTACAGTCCCTCCGACTAAGGGTCCCGCTGCATAGGTTGCATCACCAAGTATGCCCAGGCCTTGGAATCCCGCGTCCAGGTAATTACCAGCACCTATATTTTCGGCAAATGAAGGCATTGACTCGCCAGCAAATGCGTCCTGTAACTCGGCCTCACTGGTAGGAAAGCTTGCCATCCCGCCGGCAGCATCTGTGACTCCCGCGCCTGGTGCAAACTGAGCACTGATATAAGCTGCTTGAGCTGGAGTCGGTGTAAATTTATCTATGGCTGCGCGTTGAGCTTCAGCCATCATCATGTCGCGCTCAAGTTTTGCCTGGGCTTGCTGGGCAAAAAAGTCTTTGATTCGCTCTAGGTAACCGTCGTCTTGGATTTCAGCCATAATTATTTAGGCAAAGAGCCTATCCCCTGGTCAAAGCTTTCTTCCGTACCGCTAATTATTTGTGTTCTTGGATCTGCACCTAAACTTTTTTCGGCTGGAAACATGGTGGCTCGACCAAATGTATCGACTAAATAGCCTATAGCATTATCTAGTGTTCCTCTTTGTAGCATATAATCAAATACACGCCGTGATTCCTCTAGCGTTTCAGGTGGGACATCTTCAACACGAATCATGGAACGAAAATCTGGGCTAGTAATAATCTGTGTAAAAACTTGATCGACACCTGGAGTGCCAGTCACTTCCACGCTGTCTTCATTTTCAAATATATCTATATTTTCAGCCACTAGCCTCTCCCATATAAACCGGAGTTCCGGTTCTTTATGACAGCTCCGCCATACGCTGCAAATGTTTTTACGTTTGTCGGCTTACCACCAACACCTTGTTTCTTTGATCTTTTGCGGGTAACCGCGGAAGCAATTTGTGATTTGCTCATGCCAGAAGCTTTGGAAGAAGGTACGCACTTTGGATATCCGCGCTTACTGTCCTTTGTGCTTTTGCGTCCACACTTTTCAAAGCCTCCGCCTTTTTTAGGCGCAGAGATATCAACCCAGTTTCCTTTTGAGCCTTTACCGAACCACTCGCTTAGACCGCCTTTAGGTTTAGCCACGAGGTACTCTGGTCTTTTTACGCTTGCTTTCCATCATAGCACCACAGCCTCTGCCCTGGACCATTACGGTTCCGCCGTTCTCATAAAAGCCCATTTTGTTCCTCACCCTGGTCGGCAGCTTACCCAGTCCCTTATTGCCCGCGGGCACGGGTTTTAGATTTTTTTTCATTTCGCCTCCCTCGGCCTTATAGGTGCCACCCATTTTCTTGTATTCCTTCACCATATACGCATTGGCGTATGCAGAAGGGTATACATCAAATTTGGCCTTGGCTTTCGATTTGGCCTTTGAATAAAGCGATGGATTTTTTACGTTGTCCGGAGTCCCGCCTTTCTTCATTTTGATCGCATCCAGGGTCTTTGCCTGTTTCGCGTGCAAATTACTCGCTTTTTTCAGGGCCTTGGATACTTTTTTAATTTTCTTCTGTGTGTTTTTCTGGATAGCCATAGATATATTATTAAACGGTTGAGGTAAATTTGCAACGATAGAGGTCCCAGTTACGTTTCATAACCTCAAACCACTGGTCCATAGAAATTACACAATTCAAATATGGGTCTACCTCCCATTCCGGATTTATAGCGTACATCGGTAGACAAACTTGTATGGGTTTTCGGTTGTACCGAAAAATCAGAACCGGTATTTTTTCACCAGCGGCCTCAATGGTCTGCTTCAACCATTCGGGTTTGTAGGCCCATCCCTCTTTGTAGTGTTTGCATTCGACCGCGTGAAATGGAATGTCGATGTCGGTGAGGTTAGCGGTTTGATATTGGTCCAGGTTGCGCTTGCAGCTGAAATCGATCCCTTCTGTTTCAAAGAAGTTATTGATCTCTTTTACAACGGCCCTTTCAAATGTTGCGCCTTTTGTGCGACTCAATGCTGACATGGTTATCAAGTATACCATCTAACCGGCGCGAAAGTAGGTGCTGCAATTTCGGTACAGAATTTTGGTGATTCTATGTGGTGAACCGTATTCTTATGACTAGCGTGGTCGCGCCGGCCATATATTGGGGTGTCGGGTCAAAAATCATAAGCAAATCGTCAGAAAAAACCAGATCCAAGGGACCCCTATCGTAAGCCCTTGATACATAAGGGTTTGCGGTCGCCAGGGTACAGTGTACCTGGTGCGCAGACTTATGCCGGTGACCTGTCTGCACACTCCAGTCACGCGGCCTGGTATTCTTGCGTGCCAGCTCGTGCCAGAAATATCCTGTTAAATCAATGACTTACGGGATTTTGTGCATTTTTTTGGATTTTTGGGCAGCCCACCGGCTGGCGGGGCCAGGACGTGGTTAAGTTCGTTAGAAATCTTGTTCGGGTTTGCCTTCGACTTCAGCACCCAAAAGCTTGGACAATCGCTCCTTAATATCTTCCTTGGTCATAGTCTCCAGGTTGGCATTGATATTAATGTTCTGGGATCTATTAACCGATAAGCCGGCAAGCTGATTGAGTTCTTTGATGGCCGACACAGCTGCATTGTAATGTCCACTTTCAAATGCAGTCTCCGCTACCTTCCACAACATCGTGCCAGTCTTTGTTGGCGTGATCGCATACTTCTCTGCCAGTTCGTCCTGGCGAATGCGAACCGCCTTTGTGACATTAGGAAAGTTCTTGCCGTTGAGCATCTTGCTGGCTGAGTTAGCTGGGAATTCAAATCCAGCTTTACGAGCTGCTTCAGTTTGACTGCACGCACCTTCGGTGTAGTGCCAAACAAAGCTGGCTTGCATTGCGGTCAGCCCATGCTCGTCATCCTTCTCAAAGGTATCTGGAACCGACACAAGTGTTGGCTTTTCTTTTTTAGGTCTACCCGCCATATAGTTTACGTTTCTTCTTGTACATACTCTTGAACACCAGTTTACCTTCTGCTTCGCTATATAACCTCTCGTTATAATCCGATCGTTCAGCGCAGTTCATATTGTACCACTTGCTGAAGTTATCTTCGTAACTCATGTTGTCGTTATATTTGAATTCATATTCCCTCATATCTCCCTCCAAGGGGTAAGTGTACACCTACCCAAGTTAGTATGGTCATTAAGGCCCTATAACGGGTGTTTTTATGTGTTATGTTGCCTATATATATTATTCCCATAATTAATAGCTATACACTACCTATAGTAAGAACCCCAGTAAATACAAGGCTTACAGCCCAGGGTATAGCCAAGTGTTAGGTAACCTAGAATCACCAGGTCGCCACATAAATGTATACAATCTCTTTTAT